ATAATTTAAAAGATTTATCAGAAAATCGTTGGGGCTATAAGTATGGCAAAAAGACAACAGAAAGTTTTATATAGCCCAACAAAGAAAACAAAAAGACGACACAAACCTAAAGGACATAAACATAGAAAAAAGATGAGTCCAAAATCAAGTTTAAGGGTAAGACATGGAAAAAATAATAAGTAAAGAAAATGGTAAAGTAACTAAGATGAAGTTTGAGGGTGGTGAAACTATCATTCAAACAGAACAACAAGTTGACCATATTCTTGAACATAATAAACGTAAAAGTAATAGCTATGAAAAAGGTTCGTTGATTGGCAATACACAAAAGCATCAACAACATATAGCAGAGATACCTGTAACTGTTTACTATGAAATGCTTAAAAAATTAGGTGATCCTAAACATAATCAAAAAGCATGGAAAAAATGGTTGAATGACCCTGATAATAGATTTTTTAGAACGGGTGGAGGTAAAGTCTAATGGGACTCGCTAATTTTTCAGAACTTAAAACATCAATAGCTAACTTTTTAGCACGTGATGATTTGACTACACAAATTCCAGATTTTATAACACTAGCTGAATCACGTTTAAGTCGTGAGTTATTTACTCGATTTAGTCATGATAGAGCAACAGCTAGTACAACTGCGGGAGATGATTTAATTTCATTACCGACTGATTTTAGGCAAATTGAAACTATTAGAATAAATAGTTCGCCACGAAGAACGCTAACGTATTATTCACCTAATTCGCTAAACACAAACTTTCCTAGTGATAGTCAAGGTACACCACAAGGGTATACAATTATTGGTTCAGAAATACGTTTAGCACCAACACCAGATTCAGTATTAACGTTAGAAATGGTATATTCAAAACGTATTGAGGCATTATCAGATTCTAATACAAATAATACTATTTTAACTCGCCACCCTGATGTTTACCTTTATGGTGCATTACATCATGCATCTGTTTATTTATTAGATGAGGTAAAAAGTCGTCAGTATGATGAGTTATTTACAAGAGCAATACAAGAGATAATCGTTAGTCATGATAAAGAAAAGTATGGCAGTTCTTTAGCTATGAAAGATGACTATACAAAACAATTAATAACTATTACGGGATAAAAAAATGTCAGCATCAAATTATTTAGAACTAAAACTGTTAGATCATGTTTTAGGATCAACAAGTTACTCTCAACCCTCAGCTATTTATGTTGCACTTTCAACGGGCAGTTTCAATGATGATGCCAGTGGAACTGAGTTGTCGGGTTCTGGATATAGTAGGAAACTGATAACGTTTGGTACTGCAAGTAGTGGTTCTATTGCAAGTAATAGTGCTGTTGAATTTGATACAGCTACGGGTTCATGGGGTTCGGTTTCTCATTTTGGTTTATTCGATGCTAGTTCAGGTGGCAACTTATTATACCATGGGGCATTTACTTCAGCTAAAACAATAGCGACTGGAGATATATTAAAAATTGCCAGCGGTTCATTAACTGTAAGTTTAGATTAAGATGAATGGCAATAGTACCCATACATTTAGAACAGCTTGATCAATATGGTACATTAGAGCAATTAGATGCTGTAATAAACTCATTAGATGATTTAGATACAACATTTATAGATTTTAGAAATCCTAATTTAGAGCAACTTGATAATTGGGGTAGTTTAGATACACTACCTTTTTCGTTAGACAGTGCAAGTTGGGAAACTGCATTTGTACGTTTTGGTTCTGGTACAGTATCAGCTACATTTAGTACAACTGCTGATGCTCAAGTAGGTGAATCAGTTGATGGTTCAACAACATCTACATTTACTGTTTCTGGAAGTGCATTACGTTTACGTACTGTTGATTCATCAATTAGTTCAGCAACAACACTTAGTGGAGATGCTTTACGTCTTAGAACTGCTAGTGGTACAATAAATAATATTTTTTCACTAACGGGTTCAGCAACATTACTTAGAACTGTAAGTGGATCGTTATCACATAGTTTTACGTTATCAGGGGCGTGTACCTATGAGGCAAGTATGTCAGGTACGTTGGCTCAAACTTTTGCTACAAGCAGTACACCAAATGCTGAATTTGTAAATAGTGGTTCAATAACATCAAGTTTTACAGATTCATCAGAATTATTTAAACAAGGACAAGAATGGAGTGATTCAAGTTCAAGTGTTGACGAAACATGGACACCACAAACTAGTTCAGTGAGTGAAACATGGACACCACAATCAAGTAGTGTTAGTGAAAGCTGGACAAGTCAAACTGTTTCATCTGATACGTGGACAAGTCAATCATCAAGTGGAGAAACATGGCTAGGACAGTAAGAAGAACATTAAATGAGTGGTTACCTGACCAACCTATTTATGGAAATAGAGGATTATCAGTAGCGACAAATGTATATCCTGTTGCACGAGGTTATAAACGTTTTCAAGCACTTTCTGATTTTTCCAATGCGGGTACTAATTATTTACGTGCAGTATTTGCTTGTGAGGACACAACAGGTTCAGTAAAGATTTTTGCTGGTGATGAAACTAAATTATATTTATTTGATCCTAGTACACAAAACTTAGATGATGTTTCTAAAGTTGGAGGTTATACTTTAGATGTTCAGGACAAATGGAAGTTTGCTCAATTTGGTAATGTAGTAATTGCTGTTGCTGGGCATGGTGAAACAATACAAAAGTTTGATTTAGGAACTGATACTCAGTTTAGTGATTTAGCAAGCGGAGTTAACGCTAAACATTTAACAGTTGTAAGAGATTTTGTTTTTACTGCAAATAATAGTTCTGGTATTAACAATGCAAGATGGTCAGCTTTAGGCGATTCAACTTCTTGGGCAAGTAGTCAAACCACTCAAGCTGATAATCAAGATATTTCTGATCTTGGACAAATCACTGGTTTAGTCGGTGGTACTGAAGTTATCATTTTATGTGAGCGTGGTATTGTTCTTGGTAGGTATGTTGGTACTCCATTGATATGGCAATTTGACGTTATCGAGTCAAATAGGGGCTGTAACTTTGCTAATTCAATTACGAATGTAGCCCAACAAGTTTTTTATTATACTGATGATGGTTTTTACACCTTTGATTCTAGACGAGGCAGTCGTCCTATTGGACATGAAAAAGTAGATACTTTTTTCAAAAATGATTTCAATACGGATTATGCTTATAAAATGTCAAGTGCTGTTGATCCAACTAATAAACTTATTATGTGGGCGTACACATCAACTTCATCATCTGATGGTAGTGCAGATAAAATATTAGTCTATAATTATGTGTTAGATAGATGGTCAGTAGTTGAACAAGCATCTGATACATTATCAGCTATTTTAACGTCAGGAAAAACATTAGAACAATTAGATAGCATTAGTTCTTCTATTGAAAACTTACCAGCAAGTTTAGACTCTGATTTATATAAAGGGGGTAACCTTTTATTTGTTGGCAGTCAAAACTCAAAGATAAGTACATTCACTGGAACAAGTTTAAACGCCACGTTAGAAACGGGAGAATTTGAACATAGTAGCAAACGACTATCGTTATTAAGCCAAGTCAGACCTTTATATGAAAAAGCTGAAAGTGATTCAGCAACAGTTACAGTGCAAACGGGTGGGCGTAGAACTACCGCTGATACTTTTACCTATGGTTCAGCAGTATCTTTAAACACTGATGGTTTTGCACCAACACGAGTAAACAATCGTTATCATAGAGTACGTTTAAACTTATCAGGTGATTGGTCAAGCGTATATGCTTTAGATTTAGATATAGAATCAGTAGGTAATAGATGAGCAGTAACTTTATAGGTTTACCTTATCAAGGTGGTACAGAGCAACAAGTTGCTTTTGTGGTTAACAATATTTTAGATGGTAAAATAAATTCCACAGGTACAGTTACATTAACTGCCTCAACCACTACAACAACTGTTAGTGATAATAGAGTAGGTGAAAACTCAGTTATTTTATTTATGCCAACAACAGCAAATGCTAGTGCAGAACAAGGTGCTGGAACAATGTTTGTTGCAACACGAGCAAAACAATCATTTACAATTACCCACGCTAATAATGCACAAACCGATAGAACTTTCGCATATTCAGTCCTTGGCTAATAATCGTGAATTTCCATGTCAAATTCATATAACTGATGCGAACATAAAACAAGTATGGACAATACTTGAACCAAAGTTTGATGAGATACTCAGACGAGGTATTCACATGGAAACGAAAACGTCAGTCTATGAATTGATACGAAGTGGACGTTTAAAATTATGGTTGAATGTTGATACATTCGTTATGTGTTGTGTTGAAAACTTAAATGTAGGACGAGTATTAAATATAGCTTTTGCATTTGGGAATAAAGAACACGTATTAGAAATTATAGAAAAATCGTTAAAGACGTATGCCAAAAAGATGGGTTGCAAATATTTGTATGTTT